CGGCGCCCCCCGCCGGCGTCGCGGGCAGACTAATATCGTTGCCCAGCGCACGCGCTTTCGCGGCGGCGGCGTCCATCTCACGCGCAGACGCCTGCGTAACCGCACCCAATGCGTTCATCTCAGTGCGGAACTCGGCCCCCACCTTATTGATACCCTGGACAAGCCCGGCCGCCCCAAAGGCCACGCCGACAAGGCCGCCGACTTTCGACGCCACGCCAATGCCGCCGCGCAATGAAGATTCAAGCTTTGAGGAAAACCCCCGTGTATTCGGCTCGACTAGAATATCAATTTTGCCACCGGCCACGGTGATTCTCCTTCTCTAAAAAATTGCAGCCTGCTATTTCCCCCGCAATGACAGAAACTCTTTTATCGACACTTTACGATCACTGCCCGGCGCGGGCTTTTCTTCCGTTGTGCCTTTTTTGGGGAAGTATTTTTCTGCGATTTTGATGTTTGTTTCGATGATTTGGTTTGTTATTTCCGTTGGTCGCATTGCAACGGGTGTGAGTATTGGGTTTGGTGGTGGTTTTTGTTTATTGAGTTTTTGTTTTGCTTGTTCTGCTTTTACTTCGGGGTCATCCGGGTCTGTTGTCCACTGGCCGTATTTGGCATTCAAGTAGTAATCGTCGCGGTCTACTAAGCGGGCGATATTTTCATCTGTCATTGTCCACTTGTCGAGGGCGTCGATAAGGACTACCACATCTTGCCACATCATTTCCGCGAGTGCGCGGCGGTAGTCTAGGCCGTACTCGCGACGAAACCCCGCAACACATTCAGCGAATTGTTGCGGGGTTTGGGAAATGATGCGCACTAAGGGGAAAGCAGCTCACCATCGTGGTTCATGAGACCGGCGGTCTCACCGATGAACACGATCACCTTTGTCACTTCTGCAATGCTGAGTTCTAGAAGTTGTTCGGCTACTTCCTCCTTGTCTTTGTCTTTGGCAAAGCTGCATGTGATGTTCAGTACTTCGTTGATGATTTTGTCCCAGGTGTTTTCCGCGTCGTTGAACACCTTGACGTATTTGCGCACTTGTTTCGCCGAGTAGTTGCGCTTGATGTCAAATTTGACGTCGCCGACGTTTACAGTTACGGGGTCGCCGCCGTTGATCGCTAACGCGGCTTCCATAAGGTCGATAGCCATTGCGTTTTCTCCAATCTGGTTTAAATTGTCTGGATACAAAAAGTGACCCCTCGTTTATAGCCCGAGGGGAGAAGGCTTTGTGTCATGTCCTTGCCCAACATTTCACTAGTTAAGGAGTCTGCGTCACATTCCTGATCCGCACTTTCCTTTATACACGCCCGGCTACGGCGTGTCAACCTTACGGAATGTTCATACCGTCTGGCAGGGCTACCATGACCTCTTGCGGCGGCTTAAGCGCTGTCAATGTGAACTCGTAGCTGTCCAGAGTCTGGCCGTCGATGTTCGCTCGGGTCGCAGGCGCAGAAAGCGTGACCAAAGGGTAGAACATCGCCATTTTATCATCACCATCGTCAAGCGTCATGAGGAACGAGAACTCCTCACCAATGCCCTGCGTGGCGATATACAGGTTGCCCTTTTTGGTGATCTTACCGCCCTGCAGACGGGTAAGAACTGCGGCCTCCGTGTTGTCAACTGCGCGGAATTTCACGCCGTTATCAACCGGGTCACGGGTCACCTTATATGCAGCCTGGCGATAATTGAACACTTTCAATTTGTTCACCGACTGCTCGGCGGTGATCTCAAATCCAGCCTCAATACCGCCATAGGCTTTCCATCCTACAAGGGTTTCAGCGAACGGATCGGCCGGCATTTCAGAGTTTGGAGCACCGCGATAGCCCTCACCTGTAAGCCATACATATGCCTTATTCGGGTCTGCATGTTGCGCCATATTTATTTCCTTCCTTATATTCCGAATTTACTTCGGGTGCGTATGTGAGTTTCTACACGAATTGGTGCATAATACAGCACCCTGTCAGCCCCACGCGATTTATCGTAAAGCTGAATTGGCCCGTCCACCCACCGACCAACAAACGCATTCTCATCATCCACCACAACGGGTTTCGTGCGGTGCAGAATCTGCGCGGCCGCTGTCGCTATGTTCCATGCCGTTACGTCCGGGTCTTCATCAAGCCCTGTTACGTCTTGCCCCGGCACCCATGGGGTTACCTGCACGATCACCCGGCGCGCCATGGGGTCGGCTCCTGTGTGGCCGACGGCGGCGATTGTGACGTGGGGTAGGGTGAGGGGGTCTGGAACTTCACGGCATGAAATTGTTCCACCGTGTAGGAGGTTCATAAAATCGGGGTCTTGCATAAGCCGGGTGCGTACTGCACCGGGCGTGTATGCCATTGGTTTTTTTGTCACTGTTACCTTCTACCGGGGCTGCGTTCCACTATAGCGACCGTATTCTAGCGCTGCATTTGTGAGCGCGGCATGAGCGGGGGTGTCAGCGGTTCCGTATTCCTTGTGGATTGCTGTTTCGTCGTTGTCTACGACGCGCACTGTGAGGCCGTCTGATTCCACTGCTATGCCGTCCCTATATCGTCCGGTGAGCACGGGCGCGGCGGCGCGGGCGTTATTTGCTATCTGCGCTGCTATCTTCATTCTTTGATGGTAGGTTTCCATCCTCAGAAGCCTTGGGATTCGGCTGTGGAAGATCGTTACCTTTGCCTCCGTCATTTCCTGCCGCCTTTGTCTCTGTGAACTCTACGATGTTGTGCGCAAGTTCCTTGCGGCGTTCAGCTTCGAGGTGGAACTGCGTGCCCATGGCACAGAAGAACGTATTGCCGTCTTCATCGACGCCTTTATAGATAAGGCCGTCGGGGTCTACCGCGCTACCGGTATCTAATTGTTCGGCGTTGCGGATCGGGGTTGTCATGGGTGTTTTCCTTTCTTTTCTTTCTCACGTGCACGGCGTGCACGCAATGCAACGTATTCGGGTGGTCGGCCGGGTATGCCACGTGGGTGCCCGTCTGAAACAGCCTGCCAGACCTCACCGCGCGGGCCTATGAACTCATCATTTGCCTGTATATCCAGGTCCATGATGTTGACTAGCTCAGGTGCCCACATGATGACACGCTCATCACTCACAGTTGTGGGGGTGACTTCCTTGTTTCCTGTCCACAGTGCTTCCTGCACCAGACCCCGGCCGGGCTGGTCTTCCACGCCCCCCGGCCGGGTGTTACCGGTCGCTGGGTCAATGGTCGGCGGCAGACGCCGCCGGTACGTCCAACCCGGTTGAAAAAGCACCGTCGCAGATGCGTAGCGTGGCGGCATCAGCACACCACGCTATCCGGCAGAACAGGCGTTGCGCGCCACCGTACCGAGCCAACCTTGCGGCTAGCCGGGGGGGTGAGTAGCTTCACCTCGTCGAGGGTGAGCCACAGGGCATTGCCCTGCCCCATTCCGCCTGATTCCCACTCCATTGTGGTTTCCGGGTAGGACAGCTTCGACAAGCCGCCGCGATCCTCACTATCAAGGTAGCGGGCAACCATGTCGATAACCACGGCCTCTACTACGCCGCGTGACAGCTTGCCTGTTTCTACGCGGCGGCGGGTCTGTGGAAACCGTGTGTCGATAATCCCCTCGGCCTGCGCGGCGCGGCGCATGGCCTCATCCACCCGCCCAGGGTCAAGCCCCGGCCACGCAGTTAGTGCATGTGTGGACAAGTAGTGCAGCATTAGGCCACAGCCTCACCGGCGATTAGCTTAGCGGCCAATACTCGCAGCTCTTCGGCGGTCATGCCCGCGACGATTTCACCCCGCGCCGTTAGCCATTCCTCCAGGGTCTTTTTGTTGGCTTTCGCCGGGTCGAATGGCTCATCCGACGCTGTGTCAACCGTCGGCGCAGGGTCGCCCTCGCCCTCGATTGTGTAGCCATGGCGGCGGTAGTATTCCAGGTCGGCATCGTCTACGACCTGGCAGACGCCGTTGACGAAAATATCATGCCCAACCGACCCGGTGTACTCAGGGTTAGGGCAGCGTACTGTGTGCAAAGCCATTTTTAGCCCACCTTCACATTTCGTAGGACAGCGGCGGCGCGGGTGTTTTTCAGCGCCACGGCAAGCGGCCCCATTTCCACCTCGCCGATCTTCACAGCGCCAGCAGTCGTGTAGTCCGGCAGCCATGTCTGAACAAGCGGCTGACCCGTGACGGTCACACCGTGGAAAGCGTCAAGACCGAGGCGTACAACATAGATGCTGGTCTTGCCCGCAGTGGTCGGAATGATCAAGTCGCCGGAACCGGCTTTCTCGCCCGGGTCGATGCACACAACACCGTTGATGATGGTGCGCTGCACGGGGTTGCCTTTGTCGTCGGCAAGACCTTCCACCGGCTCAACAACAAACTGGTTCGCACGGCGCGCGGCGGCGCGCAGCTTGCCCATGGCGCGCTTGTTGCAGATGATGACCGAGGGGGCGCCGTTCAGCTCAGCGAATAAATCATCGAGCATGTCCAGTGCTTTGTGTGCGGCCCCGGCGGCGTCCATGTCTGTGAGATCAATGTCTTTCGCACCTGCACCGGCGTTCAGCTCAGTGCTGGAGTTTTTCAGCGCCTTGTCCAGGCCGTCGAAACCGGTGGCGCGCACGGCGGTATCGCCGTTGATTACCTCATCCACAAATGAGACTGCGGAGGCTTTGACCTTTTCGGTCATCTGCAACGCAATTTCATTCGATGCGGCGGGGCCGATGTTCGCAAGTACACGGTCAAGGCTGAACTTGCCGCCCAGCGGTTTCAGGTTCACCGTAACCTGTTCGGTATCAATGTTGTCAGCGCCGTATTCCGCATTTAGGGCGCGGAAACCAGCGGTAGCGCGGGTTTTCAGGCGTCGATAACCGTAGGTGAGTGTAGCGCCGCCACCGGCGGGGTTAACGGCCTGATCAAACTCCATCATATCCAGCAGTGCGGAATTACGACGGAATACATCAATTACAAACGGATCATAATCCGTAAGCGCATTTCGCTGCGCCATTTCTAGAGTTGTTGGGGGCATCCCCTAAATCCTTCCTATTCTCGGCCCATGTTCATATTACGGGCAATTGCTTCGGCGAATGAGCGCGGCTTTGCCGCAGCGTCCCCACCCTTCCCCTGAGTGGGGTCTTGCGGGGCACGATCAAACCCCAATGCCTTCGACAATGCTTCTGCATCAGCGCGGCGTTCTTCCGGCGTCTCACCCATGATACGGTGCGCCATTGCATCAGGAATCTTAAACTCCTTGCACAGTTCGCCGCGCTCATGCTTCAGCTTCATTTCGGCGTTTTCTGCCATGAGTTTATCGACGCGGGCTTTCCACTCTTGTTCAGCGACTTCCGCACGTTCTTCCTCTGACATTTTAGATTTCTCGTATTCATCCAGCTTTTTCTGCAGCTCATCCGCACGTGCTTTTTCAGCATCAACGCGGCCACTCCACTCAGCCGAAAGATCATGACGTATTTTATCAACGTCAATATCATTAGTTCCGCTTCCTGACTGCTCACTATCACCCCCTTTCCCTTCCCCGGAATCAGCGCCATTCTGCACATTCTCATGCGTTGATTGCACACCGGCGCTACCGCCGGTTTCCGCGCCCTCAATTGCGCGCAGCAACATCATTCGCATTGTCTTCTTATGCACTTACTTTCTTCCTTTCATTCTCAATTGCTTCATTAAGTCTTTTCTCTGCCCGGCGCGTTATTTCCTTGATTTCGGCGTCGCGCCAATGCCATGGGAAATCGCTATTAAGCCGGGGTGATGCGGTGCGCAAGTATCCGTTTTTGTGTAGGAGGCTGATTGCTAGGTCCGTGTCCCCGTCTGCACGTCGGTAGATTTCTTCGGGCATGAGTCGCGGTACTGTGGCCATGCGGTGTTTGTAGCCGGGCTTGCGCTCTAGACGTGCCCGGTACGCCGCCTTGATGTAGCCGTAGGCATGGCCGCGTTTCGTTGTTCCCTCAGTCGTGGCCACCGGTCGGCCCCGGAAACCATCAGCGGCAACACTTATGCCCCGGCGCGCGTTGACCACTTGTGACGGGTCGGCCCCGTCGCGGATCGCGGCGGCACCGGCGCGGGTGAAGATTTTGTTTTGCTCAGCCTCTGTGAGGGCGTCGAAGTACTCTCCTGGATCAAACACCATATCTTTGATCTCAGGCAGATGCTTACGCCGGTCGAAGTCGGCAATTGGCACCTGAATGCAGTCGCACCCGGGGTGCCGCTGGAAACCAACGGTCGGCGACCTGTGCATCTTTCCCGCTAGGATCGCGCACCGTGAGCAGCACGGCGGCGTGACAGCACGTATCCACCCGGTTCCTTGCCGTCCTAGCATCTGAATGCTTGTTGATGCCCGCGCGGCGTCGGCAACCGCAGTGCGCGCGGCCATTACTAGGCTGCGCCCTGATTGCTCCCACACTGTTGCCTGCGCCTGCGGCGTGTATTCCGGGGCGTCGAAAACCTCAGCAACCCTCTGCGCGTAGGCGTAAGGCAGGCCCTCTACTGGTCGGCCGTCACCAGCCACACCAGCTAGGTTCAGTACTTCCGGTTCCCATTCCTCAGTGAGCGGCCTGGCTTGTGCTAGCAGCTGCTTATCGACGCCCTCAGCGGCAATGATCGAAGCTTCCAGCTGTGCCGCAGCCATGCGGTACGCTACCTCGTCGAATCGCTGATCCCACCACACGCGGGGGTTCATTGGCTGGTTTCCCCATCCGGTTCGCCGCAGCCATTTAGCTAGATCGGCCCCAACTTCCGCTGTTGCCATGGCTGTACCCCGGGTTTCCGGCATGAGCTTTTCCCATTGCAGCGATGCAAGTGGCGGCGTCATAATAGCGTTTCACCCGGCGCGGGTTCTGCGGAGCGTTCCAGCTTCTCATCCCAGATCAGCTGTTCCTCATCGAGCCAGCGTAATTCCTGCTCAATGCGCGCCTGCGACCAACCCATACTGTTCAGTGCGCCGCGAACAGATAGCGTCTGCTTTCCGGCCGTGTACTTTGACACGGCGTCGGCGCGTTGCGACTCAGTGGGGGTTGCGGGATTATGCCAACCAATACTGATCATGCCGTCACTATCCCATTCACGGGTGCGTATCCGCTCAGCAATGCCTAGCACCCATGCCCAGAACGTGCCCATCGTACTATTGAGGCGCTCCACCTGTTTAACTAGGCGCGACTCCTCAGCCTTGATAGCGCCCTCAGCCGCAGGGTTCGCGGTGTTCTGCCCCATCATCCGAACCGGCAGACCGGTGACCGTGGCGGCCTGCTCAGCCAGCATCTTGATTGTGCTGTGGAAACCATCAAGTGAGGCCCCCGGCAGCTGCTGCACTTTCGCATCAGCATTTGAGATTGCAAGCATGGCCCCCATGTACATTTCCCACGGGTCCGATATCGGCTCGCCGTCTTCGTCGCGGAAATCCTCAGACGAAACACCCAGGGCAACCTTCTGCGGCGTCGCAACCGTTTCCATCGCTAATTGCAGCTGCAACATGACGCGACCACACATGTCCACAATGGGTTTCAGGTCGGTTAGCTGTGATTCACCTGCCCACACACCGGATTCTTGACGATTCCAGGCAGCAACTACAGGCACGCGCCCGAGGTCGTGCGGTATACGCAGGCTATCCTCCCATTTACCGTTTACCTGCCCAATCAGGATCGTCTGATCAGGAAGGTACAGAGTTGAAAGCACAACCTGTTTGGTCTTCTCGCTCCTATATGTGCGCAGGGCCGCGACGGTTTCGCGGGTCACCTGGTCAACAAGGATCGACATGCAGCGGGGGTTTTCCACGCGGATACGCGGCCTGCCGCCGTTAGGATCAGCCGCCACCGTAGCAAAACAACGCCCGTAGATCAGTAGGTCACGCTGTGCTTTATGTGATTCCGCGTCAAGGTTGTTCGCATCCCAGTCCCGCCGCAGTTCCGAATCTTCCACGACGGTTCCCTGCCGCATGATCAACCGCACATCCTGCCGCTCTTCCAGAGCGTCGATGTAGGTGCGGCACCAGTTCAGCGGGAAAGCGAACGGCTGCACATCCGGCGGGATACTGATACCCAGGTTGCCGACGATCTGCAAGCCACGGTAATAGTCGCGGTTACGTTTATCCTCCGCACGCTGTTTCTGCTGCTCTGCGTAGAGTTTTTGCAGGATACTGATTTCTTTTGGTGTGAGCATTTTGTCACCTCCCTCGTCGTCTTCCGAATACTGTCATTGTTGATTTTCGCTGTTCGCGCCACCCATCCGCTATGGCGTCCATTGCGGCCTCGTGCGCGATGATCGCGGCCATGGCCGGATCGATTTTCTGATGATCAGCTGGCTTTCCAAGAATGTACATCTGCCCTGGTTTGGCCACCTTTTTCGCGTTGGCCATTGCTTCCACTGTGAGGTGGCATCCGTCATGCTTGATTCGGCCTTGCCGAAGGTCAACCTCGAACCTGCGGATCGCGGCATACATACGCTTGATTTGGTTTGTCGGCCATTCCAGCACCTGACAGCCCTCACTACCGTAGTTCAGTGCCCATTCGCCGATCTCCGAATACCAATCCTGCGGGTCGCAATACATGCGGCTCACCTGATAGCGGTTCATCATCTCATCAACCGCCGCGTGCACTTCATCGCGGGGTATCCGGCCGCCCCATTCTTCCGGCTTCCAGATCGTCGGCCTACGATCCGGCCCATACCTCATGGTGAAAATCCGACCGTCGCGGGTCTTCATTTTGAGGGCCGTCCAGTCGTTATTTTCCGACCCGTCAAACCCAACGCAGATAGGCGTGCCGTCTGGTGGGTTAGGCATCCATTCCATCGTAAGCCCCCTCCCATATTCCATCAGGCAACCATGCACCAACACTGTAGGTGATTTTGTTCCCAAAGAATCTTTCTGCCTGATCCGGGTCTGTTTCTGAAAGCTCATTGGCCTCCGCTAGCACACCGTCAATAGGTACCCATGGGCTGCCCGTGTAGACGTGCTCTAGGATTTTCCGGCGGTCTGTCTTGCGTGACCATTTCAGCCCCTTTGGGGGAGGCTCATAGAACTTGAAAACGTCTTCCACAGTGGACAAATAGGTTCGTTGCGCCACACTGTTTTCAGACGAATCATATGCGTTAGTGGTTTCCAATGTGCGACCACCCATACCGGCCGCGCCACGTCGTTGCGCGTCGGCAACTGCCATCATCCGATTGCGTTTCGTCCACAGGCCCGTTTCGTCTTGCAATACGAACGACACAGGGTTACCAACGCGGCTTGTTGCCGATGACGTCACGATGTCGATACGGTCGGTCTTGTCGCCGCCCTCACCACCCAGAATACGGATAAAGCCCTCGCGGTCTGCCAGCCGCTCACTGAGCGGCCCCAACTCGATCATTGACCGCAAGGGCCGGTAGGTGTTGTCTACCTGGTCCTCCGAGGTCGCGGTTAGCTGAATCAGTGGTGAAGGGTGCGGCCGCCCCATTGGTTCACCCGGCTCATAGTGATACTCGAAGCCGCATCCACAGCCCCAATCTTCACACCGGTAAACCTCATCGCCTTGTGCCCAGCCGTCAAATTCCGACGGCCCCACAGCCATGACAGCGACAATCGACGCGGCCGCCGGTCCTTTGCCCGTCTTCTGCGGCCCCATGATCTGAGCGCGGCGAAAATGAAAAGCCTGCGACCTCAGCGGCTCGCCTTCCCATTTCAGCCCCTCACGAATCCGACCTAGATTAGCGAAACACCAAAACTGCCAATCAGACCACTCGAACGGCTCACCACGCCGGTAGCCGTCTGGTATGCGGCAGTGTGCGAAAACCCATGCATCCCACAGGTCTCCGAGGGTAGGGAAGTTCACAACCCATTTCGTGGACATTACCCACCTGCCTCATCGTCTTGCGTGGCACCCCGCATACGGCGGCGGCGCTGATCCCGGCGCGCCCTGAATGCATCTGTCGCGTCGGTAACCGCTTCTAGCTCGGGCGTTGTTTTGATGATCTTCCACTGATTGAGCTGCAGCCCGGAGGGTGTGAGGCCGATAATATCGGCTAACCGCAGCATTTGGGTGATCAGCGCAGGCTGTGACTGCGGGTCTTCACACCGCACAGACAGCCGCACATACAGGGCGATTTGCTGCCATAGCCATGGCATTTCTATCCATGCCTCCGCCTGTGGGCATTTCCACAGCTTGCGCCATTGCGCTTTCTCACGAACCGTGTTGCGACCTGCGCCTTTGCCCGTCGGCAATGGCCACTCAGGCGCTTTACCGCTCCATCCCTCAGCGTCGAGGGTTCTCCACCCATCAGTGAGACCTCGGCGGTCTGAGCGCTTGGAACGCGGGTCGGCCGCCGGGCCTGAGCGAATACGTGCGCCACCACTAGGCACCAAATCACCTCCCATCACTGGCTAGATCAACTGTTTTTAAATTGTCAAAGCGACACGCTGAACAGCGTGCCGAAACTTAAAATGCAACTTTGCAGGGTTCAAAAATTCGCAGGCCAAACCCAATTTTTTGAACCATGCGCGCCCCCTGCTCACCTCACACACGGCAAACCTTTTTCGTGTCCGTAGGGTGCTACCCCCCCCTTGCGGCCTGTTGCCACTCAGTAATTCTTTCTGTATGGGGCCATAATGACCGCTGCATGTCTACTGTTACACGCCCGGCAGAGAACTGTC